GTTACGCGTGATTTCGTCATCGATTCACCCGAGGCAATTAACGCAACTGAAACGGTAGAAGGCATGGACGGAGTGATCGACGCTGGAACAACGTATGGACCTCGAACAATGACGGGGTCCTTTTATTTTAAGGCGGTAGATTTATACGATTATCCACTGTTGCGAAACGAAGTCTATCGGATTTTTCAATCGAAAGAAGCGTTTTATATTATCGATTCGCGGGAGCCTTGGCGTCGTTGGCTCGCTAAAGTTGACGGAAAGTTTTCGCCGGATCAGCAACGCATATACGGCTTTATAGAGGTTCCGTTTATCAGCGCCAGTCCTTACGCTGAGTCAGTCGGAACGTCTCTTTCGAATTTCACAACCGATGTAAACTTATGGGGATTCGGCAACGGTTTATTCGCGGAGGATTACCAGTACGTACACACAGATAAGTCTTTTCGGATATACAACGCAGGCGATGCGACGGTTGATCCGAGGAATAAACCGTTAAAGATTACGATTAAATCGAAAAAGAATATCTCGAAGGTTTCTATCGGCTTATACAACGCAACAACCAAAGACGAATGGACGTATACCGGAAGCATGAATACGACTCTTCCGATCGTCATCAACGGCACACGGACGGTAAGGAGCGCGACGTCATTGACCGATAAAACGAATTACGGTCTTATTACGCTTGCTCCCGGATGGAACAGTATACAAGTATCTGGCGAAGAAATAGCGGAAGTCTCGTTCGACTTTCGCTTTTATTATTTATAGATACGGAAGGGAGGCGGATATATGGCGAATATTAAAGACGTAAAAGCGCCATTAGACCGCGAATTTCGGAACACGATAAACGAAAATTTCCGGGCTATGAACGGAGACGTATCGGCATCCAAGGCGCAAATGGACGAAGCACTTTCGGAAGCGAAGGCCGCAAATAAGACGGCCGGCGATGCGTTAACGACTGCGGGCGAAGCCGAGCGTGTTGCGAACAATGTTCAGGAGCAATTTAACGGAGTTGTGCTCGAAGGTTCTATCGATCCCGAAACTGCACAAGCTCGCGTTGACTATAACGGAAAAGAGTACGAAACGTTAAAAGCCCGTATCGACGCTAATCAGGTCGAAGTCATGTCGACTCAATCATCGGTCCAATCGCTCAGCCTAAACGCGCTGGATTTCAAAGAGGACGGCGATACAGATGCGGCGGCCATTAATAAAGCGATTGAATACGCTGCGGAGAACGGGCTCGGAAACATTTATATTTCGAAGGATGTTAAGTTAACAGCGCCTATATATGCGAAAAGTAACGTACGGATCACGAGCGATCCTGCTGTGAAGATTGAGGTAAACGGCGGATACGCTATTGTAGTCGAAGGTTCTATTGGAGAAGAGATTCCGATTGCAGCTAACTTAACGATGGGCAGCAAGACAATACAGACAACCACTGATCACGGACTTAATGTCGGTGATTTAGTACGGATAAAATCGCAACGGGACGCTCTTTCTTCTGACGCAGGAGAAAATTGGCGTTTAGGGTATGCAACGCCTAGTGCCCCGGGATGTTATTTCGGAGAGTATGCCCGAGTAAAAACGGTAACGTCATCGACTTCTTTCGAAATCACAGCGGGGCTTCTATTCCCGGATTATCGGACCGACGGCGCAAACGAAACGTCTTCGACGGCGCGGGCAACAACGACAATTCAGAAGGTAACGCCCATTGAAAACGTAATTATCGAAGGACTTAATTTCACGGGCACGGCTTCAAGATTTATCAGTGTCAAATACGCTAACCATTGCTATACAAGAAACAACACAGCTTATAGTGTCTCGGATGGGTCATTTATTACGTTTGAAACCTCTCTTGCTTGTGGCGACAGTGGTAGTCGAATATACTACGACACCACAACGGAGCCTGCCGATATTTATTACAGGAATGCGTTTAAAGCAGTGTCTTCGCAAGATTGTGGGTTCTTTCAGTCATATGCAGAGAATGGGACTCAACCGTTTGATATCACATATAAATCCGGGGAAACTCCTTCACTTAACTGTTACGTAAATCTCTGCGGATCGAAAGGATCTACGCAGAATCCGATGACTAGTCATGGAGGAACGTACAAAGTTACTGTGACCGGAAACATCTTTACTGAATGCCAATTAAATGGGGTTTCAATCCGAACAAGATCATCGCTCATTAGAGGCAATATGTTAACCGGAGCTTCTGACACATCTAGTCATGGGCTGGCACTATTCGAAGGATGGGCGAGAGATTGTATCGTCGATGGTAATACAATATCGGGATTTAAAGATGGGATCAGAGTAATCGATGGGGAAAACGAAGGGCAACAGTTTAAATGGATCGGAGCTCTTTTCTCGAATAACACAATCACCAACGTAAATCAGGGTATATATATTTCGCGCAACTCAACAAATCAATTCACCGGAGAAACTGGAATCGAGATATCTGGCAACATCGTAAACAACATGTCAGGTAGTTCAGCAAAACCTGTTCGCATTGAATCCTATGTTTGCGGGGTAGAAATTCACAATAATGTCTTTAACGGCTCAGGAAACGCAAATTACGGGGTTTACGGGCATCCAAACACTAACAGGATCGCGATTGTTAGAAATAGATTTATTAATACAGGTCGAGGGATTCGATTAGACACCCCGACAGACGCTACCATAGGAACTCCTGTGTGTGAGATAGTCGAAAATAAATATCTTGATGGAACATGGCCGGTTGATCAAATTGACGGGTGGAAAACTAAAAACAAAGAGATTTTAGGATTCTTGAACCCGAAAATAGATAACAAAGAATCGATCGGAATTAGTGCCGTGCGTTGGGCGAGTATATTCGTCGCATCCGGGACTATCTCAACCTCTGACCGTAATTATAAACAAGATATCCAAGATGAAACACTCGGCCTTTCATTCATCAATAAACTTCACCCGGTGTCCTATAAGCACAAAGACGGCCATTCCGGACGCACCCATCACGGCCTAATTGCGCAAGAGGTCGAGGAAGTCGTTAATAGCTTCGGCATCTCTACTGATGACTTTGCGCCAATTTCTAAGACTCCGGCTTATGACGAGGAAGGAAATGAAACAGGCGAATTTATTTACGGACTTCGATACGAAGAGTTCGTCGGACTGCTGATTAAATCGGTTCAAGAGCTTTACGCACAGGTTCAGGTCCTGACCGCAAAAGTTAACAAACTCACGCCGGATTCATCTGGATCAGTTGCGCTTTCGCAAAACGCTGATTTACTTTTATACCTCGCAGATCAAAACGACCCTGACTGGTGGTTTAAGAACATTCGTATTCTTTACTCGAACAGAAAATATACGAAGGAGCAAGTCGCAAAGTACGTTACTCTTTCGAAAATTAGCCGTGAGCAGTACGCAGCAATTACCGGAGAGGTTTACGAGGAGGGCACCGAATGAAGATAAAGAATATAACCGGGTCTTCCGAAGTGCTGACCGGCTATACAAACCTAGCGATAAAACGGACAGTGAACGGCGATATTTCACTGTCTTTTTTATTGCCGAAAACAGATCATAACGCACATGCTTTCGATCTTGTCGAAGAGGAATCCGTCATAACATACAACGGAATTGACTATCGAATTAAGCAGTGCGTCGAGCAACTGGTCGGGGTTACGCCGGTTAAATCCGTCACGGCCCCGCATATCTTTTTCGACCTGATCGACGATTTCCGTTATGATACGCTGAAGACTGGCTTTAAGTCGATTAACGTCATTTTCGATTTCATTTTCCGCGATACAGGCTGGACGTTCAGCATTATCGACTCATTCGATACGGAAGAATTCGAGAATTTCGGGAACGACAACTGTATATCGCTCTTTAAAAAGGCACTCGATAGATTCGAAGCCGAATACGAAATTGTTGGCCGAGACGTTCGGATTTATAAACAGATCGGAAGCTCTCCCGATTTTCAATTCAGATATAACCACAACGTCAAAACGTTCAAGAAAACGGTCGACAGTTCGAATTTATCGACGTACATTCGCGGTGAAGGCAAAAAGGACAATAACGGTAAGCCTATGGTAACGGCGGAATACACATCGCCCCTTGCCGGAATTTACGGAATCCGCCATGCTCCTATTTATACGAACGAGACAATTACGAAGAAATCGACTTTAGAGCGTTATTTAAAAGCGAAGCTCCAAGATAAGCCGGAAATTACTATCGAAATAGATTTCGTTGAATTGAAAAACGCCGGCTATGCGGTGGCGAAACCAAGTCTAGGCGATACTGTGCCGACTATTTATGAACCATTGAACGTGAGTCTGAATCTTCGCGTTATGGAAATCGAAGAATACCCGGAATCAAACAAAGCACCGAAAATTACGCTTGCTTCGACGTTAAAAACGTTCGCAAAGTCCGTTATTTCTTATTCGAAGCAGCTACTCGATAAGATATACGATGAGAACTCCGGTAAACTACGATATAACGTGTATGATGAAGCGGTTCAACGAGCAACAGAGGCGCTTAATAATTCGTTGACTCAGTTAGAATATCCGGAGGGAATGGGGATTATTGCGCGAGATCCTAACGATCCGAACCGTTTTGTTGCGCTAAGATCCAGCGGATTAGGCGTTACGACAGACGGAGGCAAGACGTTTAAAGAGGCGATCACGGCGGACGGCGTCGTCACAAGCGTTTTGACAGCCGGACAAATTAAAACGAACAATATACAGATCATCGGTAACGGTGATCTTTTTTATTGGGACGGGAACTATCTGATCGCGATTAACGCCGCCGACCGCAATAAATTCGTACGGTTAGATTCACGAGGCTTATATGTTGCGAAAGGTGCGGTATCGATAGAGCGTCCGGACGGAGCGGTTCTTGTAAATAACGGAAAGTTTGCGTTTAACTTAGCGGTTCAGGAAAAACCGTTCTATAACACGTCTGAGGTTGAATTTACCGGTAGCTATTACAAATCGGCCTCGACTTCGTATACAAATGCGGAGGTTCTTTATATATCCCATGACGCGCGTTTTCTAAACATTACGGTCGCAGCTTTACTGCATTACTCAGAAACAGATCCTCCTCTTAATACTTATGTCAGGCTTGCGGAATTTGACGTAGATAGCGGCGTAGAAAAGGCAGTGTCCGAAGTAGTCATCTCTACAGAGAAGGGTAAAACGAATTACGCGCAAATAAACGTTGATCTCGGAATCCCAACGTACAAAGCTCGAAACTTTTATCTGCAATTTAAGTCGGGCTGGTCCGGAAGATCTACGATGATCAGAACAACTCGCGCATGGTTAAACGGATAGGAGGCATAGTCATTGGGTGAACCATCGAATAACGAATTAAACGATAAGATAGCCGACATTCGCGAATGGCTCGTGCGTATCGATACGAAAGTCGACTATTTCAACGAAGTAAAACATACGGCAGATCGAGCGCATGAAAAGGCGGATGAAGCGTTGGCGCTCGCGAAAGAAAGCCAAGCGGATATTTCCGATATGAAAGCAAATACGAAATGGTTATGGGGCGTAATTCTCACGATCGTTGGATTGACGATCTCGGGGATTGCGCTATTTTTATGAGCCCGTTCGGTGAGAGTCCGGCGGGCGTTATTAAACGAAAGGGAGACGATTAAATGGCGATTTCAGTCAAGAAAAACCTCGTCGCGTCAAGCAAGTATTCCGTTAAGTGTCCATATTCAATGGATGCGAAGTACATCACGTTTCACAATACGGCGAACGACGCTTCAGCAGCGAATGAGATTGCGTACATGATCCGTAATAACAACCAAGTATCGTACCACTTTGCGGTAGACGATAAAGAGGTCGTTCAGGGACTTCCGACTAACCGGAACGCATGGCATTGCGGAGACGGAAACGGACCCGGCAACCGTTCATCTATCGGCGTCGAAGTTTGCTATTCGAAGTCAGGTGGCGCTAAGTATAAAGCGGCCGAAAAACTTGCGATTAAATTCATCGCTCAGCTATTAAAAGAGCGCGGCTGGGGCGTTGATCGCGTTAAGAAACATCAGGATTGGAGCGGAAAATACTGCCCGCACCGTGTACTCGATGAGGGACGTTGGGATGCGGTGAAAGCGGCTATCGCTGCGGAATTGAAAGCGCTCGGAGGAAAGTCGTCTAGTTCAGCGTCTAAACCGTCCGGCTCAACTTATACCGTTAAAAAGGGCGATACACTTTCCGCTATTGCTAAAGCGAATGGAGTAAGCGTGGCGAGCCTTCAGAGCTGGAACAACATCAAGGATCCGAATAAAATTTACGTTGGTCAAGTGCTGAAGCTTAAAGGGACGCCTAAACCGGCTGCGGCTCCGAAACCATCCGGATCCTCTAAAAAGACGTTCACGCTGCCGGGCGGAGTCCTTAAAGTAACGAGCCCACTGACGAAAGGGACGAAGGTAACGCAAGTACAGGACGCACTTGCTGCCGTTTACTTCTATCCGGACAAAGGCGCCAAGAATAACGGAATCGACGGCTATTACGGTCCGAAAACAGCGAACGCAGTCAAACGATTCCAGTCGATGCATGGATTGAGCCAGGACGGAATTTACGGACCTAATACGAAAGCTAAACTCGCTGCTGCGCTGAAAAAAGCCGGCTATTCCGTAAACTAATCGAAAAGGGAGACGATATAAATGGAAGAAGTACTATTGTTCGCGACTGTATTGGCGCCTATCCTTACGGCGCTAGTTCAACTCGTTAAGAAAACGGTCAACATGCCGACCAACATCGTACCGGCGGTAAGCTTCGCTTTGGGGATCGTACTCGGAGCGGTAGCATATCCGTTTACGGACCTCGAACTTATATTGCGGCTGTGGGCCGGCGGCTTTGCGGGCCTCGCTGCGACTGGTCTTTTCGAGATCGGTGTGAAACGTGAAGGAACTACTAAGTAAGCGGAACTTTTGGCGGGCGCCTACGTATAAAAGCGTAGGTGCTCGTGTTACATAATGAGATTGCGGTAAGGACTTCCGATAGAGTATAATTTTACTAACGATAAAGATTGGGGGATTTATTTTGGAGTTTAAAACCGTCACTGTAGCAAAAAAGCGTTTTGGACTTATGAGAATAACCAGTTTATTTATCGGTATTTTTCTTATGTTAATTTCGGCAATTTTAGTAATTACGATTATCGGAATACTACCTGGATTCGGTCTTGCACTATTTAGCCTCCCTTTTTTCGCGGTGGCATTAGGTGGCGCCAAGTATACCTGCCCTAATTGTGGTTTTGATAGAAATTTCGTTACGACTGGAAAAATAAACGATAGTTGCAAACGTTGTAGACAAAATATCGCGGTTGATTGGGTGAAACCGAACAAAAAGAATAAGGCGAGTTAGTAAAACCCCGTCCTTAACCGGATGGGGCTTCTTTTACCTGGAAAGAACTACTTTTTAATGATGTTTTTCGTTTGTGCTTATTGCGGACAAAAGCCTTAACCATATATTCACCAGTATCATGAAAATTCACTAACGTTTCTGGGGACTCTTCATACATTCTTCGCTCTATTATTTCTCCGTCTTTATAAATATACCACGCATATAAATCCCCTTCGCGATCCTTGTTGACTTGGAATAAGCAGGAGGCTCCCTTATATATATCTGATTTTGCTTGCTCTTCAAATATAACATAGGGGCTATTAAGTTTCCTGGATATATTTTTTCTTAGGAACTCAGGGAAAAACTTTGCGACTTCTGCATGGGAGCTATAAGGACCTAAATCCAACTTGTACTCTCTTCCAGAGGATTTAAGATCTTCAATCATTGGTTTAACGTGATGAGTATAATGTATTTCGCCCTCACCTAAATGGATGTAAAGTTCGGGTTTATTTTGGGAATTGAGTATAACATCTCGGAGGATACTGTTTAAAAATAGTTTATCATTTTGAAAACATCCGCCGGACATAAATTTTGCGACCTCATTCATAGACTGGTTTTTTGTACTAATAAGGTAATCTCCTAAATAATACTGCGGAGACCCGCATATTGCCGCATCAAATCCGTATTTGATGGCATAATACAAAGAAGCATAGCCGCCTTTACTTGACCCGCATGAAATAATCTTTTTTATTCCCTTTTCTTCAGCTATTTTATTGATAAGTGAAATTACTGATCGCTCAATTGAAAAGTCTCTTTGTTTACATAGATAGTAACTGCCGCGGCAACCGAAATCATCTAAAATAAATAAAGTGCTACAGGTAAATCCTTCTAACGTTCGTATGTAGTTATATAGAGGCGGCTTTCCTTCTGTGCTGAATCCAGAGAAGACAACAGCCATCACATCACTGTCTTCCCCCTGTTTAAATAGGTGTTTTACATCAACTTCTCCCTTGAAAACAGATTCCCCTTTAATCATTACTATTCCCCCTCGCGAATCTCGAATAGTTCATTCATGTCTGTGATATCCAGCGCTTTCATAATCTTAGCGATGTGTTCACGATTAATTGTAGTTCGTTGATTCCCCCTAATTTCGCTTATCCTGTTTTCGCTCACTCCTGAATTCTCTGCTAATACTTTTCCACTCCACCCACGCTCTCGTAGGATTTCGTCAAGTTTAACGTAAAGTTGCAAACCATATCGCCTCCTTTTGATATTAATCCTATTATAACGATATATGCACATCGAGTAAATAAAAATGTTGACATAGTGTGATGGAGTTATTTATACTCGTGATAACGACATCTCGTTATGGAGTGATAAAGATGCATTATTTAGCGGAACATCAAACGTTCGACTCGACGGCCGAACTCAACGCGTCTGTCTACGAACACATCAAACGCAATACATACGAATTAAACGACACGGACCGGCTAGCGCTGAAAACGATCGCCCGTTATGCGGTCAAGTTCGCCGGCGCAGCGCATCTCAAAGCGGAAACACTCGCGGACCTTATCGGAAAGTCCGTCAAGACTGCGCGTCGTGCCGTCAACAAACTCGCATCACTTTCGATCGTCCAGAAGGTCGCTACGACGCGGAAGATAAACGGAGGCAAAGGCGCGAACATTATCGTGATTCTGCCGGTCGGAAGCGGAGAAGAAACCGCGGATGTCCAGTCGACAATGTCCAATCGCGGACAAGCCGAGAAGCCAACGGAGCCAACGGATGAAGCGCCTAAAACTGCGAATGAACCATCGCATTCTATTAATCTTTCAAAAAATCACGTAATAGATACGGTCCCGGCCTGCGGTCTTAAAAACGCGTTACCAAGCGAAGTCTATTCCGCAATGGCGCGCTACTTCGACGCAGACGAAATTTATAAATACTACGGAATCTTACTGCGAGCTAAGGCAAGCGTAGATCCAATGATCCTACTCGAAGAACATCCGGAGCCATTCGTTGAAGCGTGGCATGCAGCGATTCTCAAACGAAAACAACGGAGAATTAGACGCTTTGACGACTACCTATACGCTAGCTTCCGGCAAGCCGCATGGACGGTAAAAGCCCGAGAAAATCGTGTGAAAAACGTTGGGCTATTGGCGGAGTTCGAAACGTTCCTAGAAGCGTAGTTTAATCGTCCCAATTTGAGACGATTGCTTGAAATACGTTGATATCCCGTTTAAGGAAATCGTTTTGGTTGCGGTGGAGGACGTGTGAAAACGGGTTGCGCTCGGAATACTTGCAGTTTAGCGCTCCTATCGGCTATAATACGTAATATCGAAGTGAAACCGTATGACTTGTCGTTGACTTAACGCTAATATACCAACGTATGACTTACCGTTGACTTATCGGATCACTATCGCCTACCTTGACAGGGTAGAGGTCGCTGGTTCGAGCCCAGTCGGAATCATACCCAAAACCCTTGCATAGAAAGGGTTTATTTTTTTTGTTCTTTTCTAAAAAACAGCTCGAAAAATTCAATTAAGTAAGCGGAACTTTTTGGCTGGTACCTGCCTGTAAGACCGTGGGTGCCAGGATATATAACTTAGATTGCGGGGCATACTTACAATTTAGTATAATTTTACCTATAGGAGGGGGAGAATTGAAAGAAACACCATTTTACAAAACAAACTGGTTTACCATACTTATGATAATTGTACTTTTTCCAGTCGGTTTAATTCTAATGTGGGTTAATAAAAAATGGACGGTTTTAACACGCATTGTCGTTAGTTCCGTAGTTGTTGTTTTAGCCGCGTTAGGGTATTTTACTCAAAGTCCGCAGTCGGAACAAGTTACAGCACAGGTCAAGGAACATAAAGAAAAAACAAAGCCTGCGAAGGCACCGAACAAAGAGGAAAAACCTCAAAACAATCAAGTAGTAATAAAAGATAATGGAATAAAAAATATAAAAGAAGAGACAAAAAGCGAAAAAGAAGAGCCCGAAGTGACAGACAAAGAAAAGAGTAAAGAGGAGATACAAAAAATAATTGAAAACACTGTCGGTAAAAAATCTGGTAATGAACCGAAGATAAGTGACTTGGAAGTATCGGATCTTCTGGAATCGGATACAAAAACCGTTAGGACAGTCAACGCAACTTTAAACGGCAACGATAACCTCACCACAAACATGATTAAAAAAGGGATGCTTATAGAAGCCGAAAAGGTTTTCCCGAAAATTTTCGAAGATAAAAAAGTAGGTCGAGTTATTCTTACGTGGAAATTCCCATTAATTGATACGAAAGGTAATTCGGAATCGAAAAAAGTGCTATCGATTCAAATTGAACGAAAAACAAACAATAAAATCAATTGGGATAATTTCGATCGCGATAACTTTGCAATCGTCGCCGATCATTATTACGAGCATCCCGCGCTAAATAAAGAATAACATACCGCCCTGTCCTTAATCGGATGGGGCGCTTTTTTACGTTAAAACAATTCCTTAAAAATACTTGAGGGTACCGGCGCGCTACAGTCTATAATTGGTATTAATAGAATAAGAACGTTTATAAAACAAGCGTTGACTTAACGCTAATATACCAACGTTTGACTTATCGGATCACTATCGGCTACCTTGGCAAGGTAGAGGGGGCCAGTCGGAATCATACCAAAAACATTAGTATGAAGCCATTCTCGAGATATTCGAGAATGGCTTTTTACTTTTCACTTTAAATAACATCTAAATCGTAGCAGCGATAAAGAAATCGAATACTTATTCATCATCCAAACGCATTTGCTGTTAATCATGTATGGAATTGATTCGATTGTTGATTCTTTATAGGGGATCATTAAGAATTTTTCATCGACGAAACTCATCACATCATGTGATCAAGTTTTGATAGCAGGCAATACGATCCGATTTTTTAACAATGGGTGTATTTCATTAAGAAATAAAGTATAGAGATTAAGCAATCCTTTTTAGGCATTGACACAATTGTGTAAAGACAATCTGCAAGAACATAAGCAGTCAAATACAATCTTAATAATAAATAAGAAGGAAGTGATTGGCTTGTTTCACCGTCAATATCCTGTAAATCCATATTCTTATCCTATAAGCCCATATTCTTTTCCCATCAACCCATATCTCATGTATGCCAGTGGTCGTCCGTGCCCCGTATTGCCTCCTGGCGCCTGCCAATATATATTGAATGATGAAGGTTATTGTGAATTAGTGTGCATTCAGTAGAAACATTCATTTTACATGGGAAGTATCGCAGCTCTCCATCATCCTACCCTTTTTAAAAAAACTATTTTTCACTAGGAAAAGCCTTGAGTCTTGAAATTTTTGGGCTGTGATCACGCCGCGTTAAATATCCGGTTAAACCAAAATTCCTTGGCAACTCAATTTTTATAACGATTAATAAATTGTGCGGAGGAGAAGGGAAATTAAAATCGAAGGTAAACTATCGAGAATGTCCAAAGTTCCGACGTTAAATCTCTTTTGAGCTAATGTTAAGTCAAGGACGACAGGGAGCAAGCATATTGGCAGATGAACGACTAAGGGAAGAACCCCCTACTTACCAGGCCCATTTATAAGCAGCTAATGAGTCTTCTCAAGATTTCCATGAAGTAACTGAGCGGTATATTTTGAGCCATCCATAATGTTTTGGTAAGGATCATTCGCATTATTTACCCCGAGAATCTTAGCTGGGCCAGACATGAGCTGCATCAAGCCCATATCCCAGCATGTTAACGAAAGCTTCAGTGTTGAAGTTTAATTCCTTTAATTGCGGTGATTAGGTCAGGATTAACACGTATTTGGAGAAGAATACTTGAATAAGACCCATCAGAAGAAAAAGTACCAGACGATGATCCGACAAGAGGAGGTTACAAGCCCAGTTTGAGGAATATATCCAGATTTGATTTGCTGTTTAAGCAATTTGATCTGCTCTTGTATTAGCATTTCTTGTTCATTCTGATAGGTTTCTAGAGATGTCCCGGTTTCGTTTAGAGAAGAGAGTTGGCAGATCGGCCATCTGCAAGCATTTCCTACTATCCTATATTCATCGATATGTGAGGTGTTGCCTTTGACTACTTTTGTAGACAAAACTGTGAATAGCTTGAAAAGTCTTTTAGATCACAATGGAACAATTAAACTATTTGGCTCAGAAGGGTATATTACCGAGTTTCAAGTTACCTTTTCTAATTACGGAGCACGGGATGAAATTCAAAGTTTTGAATTGATACACAGCATATCCTTCCCTAAAGATTACAAGAAATTTTTAGAACAACATAATGGTGCTCGGATTTTCGACATTATTTCAGATGGTGAGAATATAGGTGGAGGGTTGCATTTATTTAGCCTTGAAGAAATTGAAGAAGAATTAGAATATGTGGAATTGTTTGAGGGTATTAACGGGATTCCAATAGGTCATCTCTTGGAAGAATGTCACCTTATAATTGACAAGGATAGACTTAAACAGGGTGATCCTAACTATCTCTATTTATTTGAGGATGGTCTAGACTACAAGTCACTAAATCTTAACTTTGAGATATTTTTAGATCGTTACATTATGTGTCAAGGAGAAGCGTTTTTGGAATGGAGTTACAGAACTGCGGAAAATTATGGATAA